ATAACGTATGCGCATCTGAATTTTAAAATCCCCATCTGTATCGCCAAATGCTTTTAAATCAGTTTCAAAATTTTGCCAGGTCCCAACTTTTGTAAATGATTTCTTTTTGTTTCGTTTTTTGTTGTTTGTAGTTTCAGCAAATCCTAACTCACTCCATTCCTCATTTTTAAAATCATAGTAAACTACATCCCCATTTGATGCAATACCTTTCATCCAGATTGCTATTTCGTATTTAAATTCATCAGAAAAATTTGTTAGGGTTGCATCTGGATCAACAAAAAAAGAAAATCCTACATTATACTCTTTTGTTTCATCACTTACAGTAGTATCAATCTCGTTAGTTAAAATTGTATATGGATTATTTACATTGACTCCATGTACTGTAGTTTTTACTGACTTTGTGCCTACCAGGGCATAACTAGAATCTGTATTAATTGCTGTATTTGTACCAAATTCCCACTGGTGATCATCATATAAAAACTGAGGATTTTGGTTTATATAATTTAAGTCATTTAATTTTACATCATATTTTACTTGGTTATATGGTCGTAAATATTCTTTATATAAATCAGCGCCTATTGGTTTTAAATCAGTTGGCGATTTCAAAAGTACGTTTTCAGTAGTGGTAAATTTATAATTTCCTAAGCGGTCAAATACCTTATATTCAATAACCTCCTCTCCAGTTGTAGCTAGTTGATTCTCTATGGAAAATCCTATATCAAAATTAAAGAGCTGGTTTATATTAGTATCAATTAAATTACTATTAGATATAATATACCAGCGACCCTGGCTCTGGAATACTCTTGAGTTTGTTGCTTTTAGAAATGATTGTAAAATCTCTTTAGCGTTTCTAAAATCTAGATCATCAAAAACGCCATATTCGTTTAGTATAATATCATGATATAGCGTATCGTTTGCGTTACCAGTTGATTTTCTAATGTCATTAGAAACATAAATATCAAAATCTAACTGAATATTATTTAAAGCATAATACAAATAAAAAAACATCGTATCCTCATTTGAATCATAACCTCCATCAGCAGCGTTAGAATAGGGTGCATCGTAAGCATCCAAACTACCTAAGCCATCGTATGCAACTAAGTTAATAGGATTTGGAAAAGGCTGTAGACTTTCCTTATATTGATCGACTTGAAGCCATCCCTCCCAGTAAATCTCAGAGCTGCCTCCAGTGCCTCCAGATCCCTCCCAGAGGTAATTAGCTTGCTCCCATTGATCGCTCTCTGTATTCCATACCTTGTCGGCATTATCTAAACTACCAGTAGCTATTCTAACTTTGTATTCACGCTCACCAGCAGCATAAAAAGCATCATATAAAGTGTCAGCGGTTTCAAATAAATTAAGCATACAGCTAGATCCAATGATAGGCGAGTAGAAATCATCATCCCCATCCCATTTAATTACTACTGGATTTGCCTGTCCTACAAGCGGAAAAATATCGCCATCGTAATCCTTTTGAAGTATTTCAGCGACTCTGTAGTTTCCTTTTGTATCTGAAAACTCTAATCTAAATTTGACTCCGTATGCCATGTATTTATTTTATTCTACTTCGATTCCTGTCTGCTCTTTGTAATGCTACTACTAAATCCTGTCCATTTATTTTAAACTCTCCGCCTACGTTTACGTTTTGACTAGCTCCGCCTCCCATCATTCCCTGGAGTTTATCTAGTGGCGCAATTACCTCTGGATTTGATTTAGCTCCAGGATACTCACCCATAAGTCCCATTGTAGGACCAGAAACGATCCCTCCATTTGCAAACTTTGGAATAGCAGCAAATGCACCTAATACGCCACCTACAGCAGTTGCTATAAATGCTGGAGTTGTAAATACTGCTCCTGGTCCAGTAGCCGCACCAGATGCAGTTGCTCCAGCTATTGCCTGGGCAATAGATTGAGCTAAAAACATAGATATAAGTTGTAATACTGTGCTAGCCATTCCGCCTAAAAATCTACCAAACCCATTCTCTGCTAATCCTAAAGCGCCTATAGCAGCCTCTCCAAATGTATAAAAAGCATTTGCTACCTCTCCGCCTATCATATCGCCTAGCTCTTTCATACGCTCATTTTTAGCAGCCAAGTTGTCTAATGCTGTTGCGGTTTGATTAGCTTGATTTTGCATTGCCAATAAACCACTAAGAGCATTATTTATCTCTCCTGGATCTGGCGCACTAATACCACCTAGTCCATCTGTTTTAACTTGCTGTGCGCCTACAGATACATCACCTTGTGCAAACTCTCCAGTTTGGAAATCAAAATCGCCTTTAGTTACGCTAAGAGATATCTCAGAAACCCTCTCAACTTTTTCTAGTGCGTTACTTAAATTTTTCGTTTCTGTAGTCGCTACTTTTAAAGGTTGATTTAAACCCTCTAAAGATTTTTTTAATTCAGCATTTGCTTTAGTAGCAGCAGTGGCATCTTTTGTTTTTTGTGCTAATGCTTTAGCAGCATCCTCAGCCTGTAAAGCAGCAAATTTTAAAGGATTTCCTAGCGACTTTAATAGGTTAAAAAATGTTTTAGTTCTACTTACAGCTGGTTCTAATCTATGTAAGTACTCAACAAATCCAGCAATCAAAGTTACCACTCCAGCAGCAATAATGCCGACAGGATTAGATAACATTGCAATAGTTAGGGATTTAAATGCAGCAGCAACTTTTATTAATATAGGCAGTGCTGTAGCAAAGCCAGAGGCAACTAATCCAGCTCCAGATGACATGGCGCCTAAAAGAATTAATAAAGGACCAGCAGCAGCAACTAAAGCGGTAAAAACCACTATAATTTTTTTAACTGTAGGGTTTAGTGATTGAAATTTATTACTAAGACTCACCAGTAAGCTAGATATGTCCTGGATTAATGGTAAAAATGTTTGTAATAATACGCCACCAATTTCAGTAAAAGCTACTGACAAATCATTTAAAGATTTTTCTAATTTAAAAGATGCTGATTTTTCTAATTCTGTAAATGCCTCTGCTGTGATTCCAGCAGTGTTATTCATTCTGCTAAATATTTGCTCAGTAGATGCAAGGTTATTACCCATCAAATCTAAAACTCCAGAAAGCGCTCTAGTATTAGCAAATACTTTTCCTTGAGCCTCCTCATTATCGCCAAAAGTTTCGGTTAGCAGTTTTAAAGTTGCGAGAAGTCCATCCTTTTTAATTTTATCTCTAAGCCCAGTAGCTGATAATCCAAATTGCTCTAAAGTGTCATTAGCTTGTTTTGTTGGTTTTAATAAAGCAAATAAAACTCCTCTAATTTGAGTTGCTGCCATAGCTGCATCTGTACCAGTTCTGGACATTGCAGCGAATGTAGCGCCAACCTCACTAAATTTTACTCCTAACTGTGAAGCAATAGGCAGCACAGTCCCCATTGATTGAGATAATGAATCCGCCTCTAATTTACCCTCACGAATTGAAGCAGTTAAAACGTCTGTAGCCTGTGCAGCTGATAAGTTTTCAATACCATAAGCATTCAGCGCAGATGTGGCTAAATCAGCCACTACTTTAGTTTCTCCTAATCCTATTGCTGATGCTTTTAATGACTGCTCTAAAACAGCCATCGCATCTGTACCTCGTAAACCAGCGGAAGTAATAAAAAATAAAGCGTCAGCTGCATCCTTAGCGCTGACTCCAGTATCTTTTGCCATCTGTATAGCTACTTTTCCCATTTGATTAACCTCATCAGATGCAATACCTACTAAAGTTTTAATCTGAGTCATTGATTTATCAAAATCAGAAGCCATTTTAATAGCAGCGCCTCCAGCAATAGCTAAAGGCAAAGTAAGTTTCATTGATAAATTTTGCCCTACGCTAGTCACTTTTTTACCAAACGACTGTAATTTTCCAGATGCTGTATTTAGCGCTCTGTTTAGTTTACTAGCATCGCCTATTATATCTACTCTTAATTTTTGATCTTGCATAGTACAAAAATACTAAAAAAAAAGGCGTTAGAATTTAACGCCAGCCGCTATAGCTTTCTCTTTAAATGATTGATAATCCTCTTTGGTGCCTTTGGGTTTTTCTATTTTGTTGAATTTATCCTGTGGCAGTGGGAATAGTTTCTCTGGTTTTATCATTTGCTGGCGCTTTTGACAATTTACATTGTGCAGCATAGTAGATAGATATCTAATGCGCTCCCATTCCAGATTCTGTTTTATCATATAAGACTCGCCTAGCATTTGATTTTCTCTCCAGGTGTATATCCAGAATTTATCTGGATCTATGCCGACTTGCCCTATGTAATAATCCTCTAAGTCATCCCAGGTTAGGGAGTCGGCTGCTGCTTTCCCTTAGTATTGGCTACAGTTTTAGCCTGTCGATCAATTCCCATATTTAGATCATTACCTAATATGCGAGATTCCATCATAGCTGAGATCATTTTCTCTAGCTCATCCTGGTTAATATCCTCAAGCCATGCGCCTACTTTAAACTCATTGTAATCTATCTCATTGCCCTCCTCCTGGTCGTGTGCTAAAATCGCACTGTAAACCAAAGCTCGTATAGCCGAAATAGAAACGCCACCAGCAAATAGATCACCTATTTTATCTAGTGGCACATTCATAATTTCTGTAAAGTTCGCCCAGAAATTCATACTAAAGTGCAGCGTAACATTACGCCCACCTAGTTTAGTGGTATAATACCCTCTCCTCTTGTTTGCCATTATGTAATTACTTTATGTTATGCGTTGGTCGACTTAGTGATCGCTCCTGTCAATGTAATTGAACCGCTGTAGCTTACTGGTGATTCCATCTCAGCGCTCATCTCTACACTAGAAAGGAATCCCTCAGCAGTGTAAACAGCATCGCCTGTAACCTCTGTACCAAAAACGCAAGTTAATTGAGTTCTAGCTAGTAAGTAATCAGCTAATTCAATAGCATTAGCAGTATCATTATAAGCCACTAAACCATCAAAAGAAAGCTCTCCAGACATTACTCCAGCGATAACCTCCTGGAAACCGCTACTGTCTTTAGTAGTCGCCTCTGGTAAGTCATTGTTAAGAGATAATGAGCAGCTAGTAGTGTGTCCTAGTGCTGTGTCCTCTATCTTTAATATTAGGTTAGTTCCGTTAAATACTCCTGTTGTAGCCATTAGTTTTAAATTTTATACAAATATAGTTATTTTATTATTTATTGATTTATTTTAACTAAATGTTATTGTTCCTGTTCCATCTGTGAATACCGATACTTTATCTGATCCCTCTGTAAATGGTGAGCCACTTGCCTCAGTCAAACCAGATCCTCTAGTTATTGTATAAGCATCTGGATAACGTAATATTACCACTCCAGAGCCGCCATTCATTCCATTTGCATTAAACTGCCCTCCACCAGCACCACCACCAGTATTAGGTGTACCATTTGTTGCTTGTGAGGGTGTTACTCTTGAACCACCATGTCCACCCCCACCATTACCGCCAGCGCTACCTACAGCTGGAGCTACTGCTAAAGTTGCACCACCACCACCGCCTGCATAAAATACGTCAGTACTTATTACTTGCCCTACGCTACTGGTAGTTGCGTTTGTTGATGATAAAATGTTTACTGAAACGCCATCACCGCCTATCGCATTGCCATTGGTATTTCCAACTTGAGAAGCACCCCCTCCACCACTAGCTAAGTTATTGTCTATAAGTGGTCCACCTGCAAAACCCTCACTTGTAGTGCCTGCTCCAGGGGTTCCTCCACCCGCCAATTGTCCTATTCCACCTCCAGAACCACCCAATAATCCATTTACACTATATCTACCGCCACCACCGCCTCCAGCAGTACCTACATTTGTAATATCTGAGCCAGTTATGCTAGATGCAGAGCCATTACCTCCAGCAACAGAGTTGCTGCTAGATTCTCCAGCTCCACCTGCACCTACTGTGATTGTGTAATTTGTTCCTACACTAAAGGTTTTTGCGGATTCTGCTGATGCTCCGCCTCCACTTGTAGAGCCATAAGAGGTACGCAAACCTCCTGCTCCAGCACCAGCTGATGAATATCTAGCACTTCCCCCTCCACCAGCGACTACTAAATAATCAACTGTTAAATCTGGTACAGCAGCAGCAGCTCCACCTCCAGCCTCAGTAGTAACTAACCAGCCTTTGGTAGCGCCAGAATATAATAGCCTAGCGGTTTGGTTATCATTATCTAAAACTAAATCATCAGTAGCGCCTCTAAGGTTTAGCGTTCCAGGATCTAGTGTAATATTATTTGTTCCAGCATTACTAGCATAGTCAACTATGATAATCTCATCCCCAGCACTAGGTGAGGCTGGTAGAGTTACTGTGATAGCAGCAGAGCTAGTATCCACCAAATACCCCTCTCCACTTACAGCTGTAAATGCAGAAGTTTTGGCAGTAAGTTGCCAGTTAATTAGCCCTCCAGCGTCTAAATAGTCATATGTTGCCTTTGTAAATGCCATTGTTTATTTTTTTATATTATTAGTCAGTTACTAAATCCCAGCTAGTAGTATCCTCATTCCAGGTGTATCTCTCCCCATCATCTGGATATGCTACAGGAGCCTCCCATAAACAGCTAGTTTCATTTAAAACCCAGCTATCGTATGGTTTTGGCGGAATAAAAGCATCTCTACTATGGTCGTAG